CAAAGAAGTAATTATTGCAGATAGTGCTGAACGTAAATCAATAGATGAAATTAAAAAGTTAGGTATTGCAAGAATTAAGCCAGCAAGAAAAGGACATGGAAGTATAATGACTGGCATTCAACGTATAAATCAATATGAAATAATAGTACATCCAAGCTGTACCAATATACAGGATGAACTTGATAATTATTCATATAAGAAAGACAAGGTAACTGACGAATGGCTAAACGTACCTATTGACAGCTACAACCATTTT